ATGAACTCGCCCGGGCATCGCGCAAACATCCTCAACGGTCGCTACTCGACCATCGGCGTCGGCGTCGTCGTCGCTGCGAGCGGCCAGCCCTACTACACGCAAGTCTTTCGATAGTCCCCACCCTCACCCCAAGCGAGGTAGCCCATGTCCGACGAAGAAATGCTGGACGACGAGACTCCCGAGAACGACTCCCCCGAGCAGGATTTGCCCGAGGTAGACGAACAGCCGGAGGTGACCGATGAGGCACCCGAGCAGGAGATCGAGGCACCAGCTGCCCCAAGAAGCCCATTCGATGCGTTTAAGTCTCTGCCTGACTTCCAAGGCGCTGACGAACGCACGATTGCGCAGCGTCTCTACCAATCTCTCGAACGAGAGAAACAGGCAACGCACGCTCTCTCCCAGTACCAGCAACTCATGCCGGTCGCGCAGGAGTACCTCGCCAACCGACCCGAGTACGACAAGTGGCGTGCGGCGCAGCAGGCTCCCGCCCAGCCCGTAGCCCAGCCCCCGCAGAAGCAGGAGGACTCGTGGTGGAATCCTCCCCAGCTGCGGGACGCCTACAAGCGGTACATCGTCAAGGACGAGCATGGCCGCGACACCATCGCCACCGACGCTCCGCTGGACGCCCGGCACGCGATCACCGAGTTCTTTCAGTACAAGCAGGCGTTCGCGGAAAAGTTCCTCTCCAACCCGGAAGAGGCGCTCTCCCCGATGGTCACTCGTCTGGCGCAGCAGCAGGCGGAGCAGATCGTTCGCGGCCAGATGGAAGAGCAGGCGCGCACTCAGTACGTCGCGTCCATCGAGCAGGAAAACCGCGATTGGCTATACGACACAAACGGGAATGTATCACCCGAGGGTGCCGCGGCCAGAACATATATCGAACAGGCAGCGTCCTTGGGCATTGCTTCACCGCAGGCCCGCTGGGACTACGCCTTGAAGATGGTCGAACGCGACCTTCAGACACAGGTTTTGGCGGCGCAGACAAGGACTCAATCCCAGCAGGCATTCCAGCAGCAGCTTGATCAGTTTGCTCCGGCGAGCGTGGTTCCCACCGCGCCTCCGCGACAGACGCAGGCCGAAGCGAACATGGACTACCTGCGACGAGCAGCTTCCCGAACCGCCAATCGAGCAGGTGTGACAACGAACAGCCCCGAAGCCGCACGCAAGGGGATGAGTTATGCCGAGCAACTTCGCTCGCAACTTTCAGACGACGGGCTGATCTAGGTCAGCCACAGCACGAAAAGGAATGCACATGGCCAGTACTACTGATTGGGCGAGGGCTATCGGCACATCGCTGACGAACTACCTGCGGCAAGAGGAAATTGCAGTCCTCCGCAAGTTCCGCGTCCTCGCTTCTCTCGAAGCGAGCGGCAACGTGCTGACCAATCAGTCGGGAAGAGGCTTTTCGTGGGAGGTGAGATTTCGTAACCAGCCCGTGTCCGCGAACAACGGAGAGACTCCGCGGGTCTTCAGCCGCCAGAATCTCTGGAAGACGGCAAAGCTCGATTGGCGCGGGTATCAATGCACCGATGCGATCCTGCGACGGGAGATGTTGGAAAACCGCGGTCAGCAGGCGCTGATCAACGTCGCCGGGAAGATGAGCGCGCGGTTGCAGGAGTCGGTCGAGCAGCACCTCTCGCGTGAGGTCTACACCGACGGCGATGCCCCGGGCAACGAGCATCGGTTCTGCGGCCTCGACACGTTCACCGGCTACGACGGCACCGTGAACGTGGACGACGGCACGAAGCGCGCCGCCAACGCCGCGGACCCGTTCTGCTGGGCGAAGGACACCTACGCCGGTCTTTCGACCGAACTGGGTGCCGAGGCTGGCTCGCAGCTGGAGAAGGGCAGCTGGCCCAACGTGGCGTGCGATGAGTCCTACGACTACTACACGCCGATCCTCACAAATTACACCTCGACGTTCTTCAAGGGGGCCACGCCCACTTGGAAGGATCAGTGCGTCGAGGCGGTGCGCGAGGCGATTCATCAAACCAAAAGAAATGATTCTAAGGAATCCGCCATCGACCTCGTGCTTCTCGACCGTCGCATGTTCATCGACTACATGAACCGGCTCGACTCGAAGGAGCGCACCATCGTCACGAAGACGAACGGTCTGAAGTCCTACGGGTTCAGCGATGTGTTCGAGCAGGACGGGGTCGAAATCTCGACGGAATATTCGGTTCCGACGGGCTGCGGCTACGGCGTCAGCATCGGCAACATGTACCTCCACTGCATGGAGTCGCAGCTGATCACCGCCGAGGGGCCGTACTTTAACCAGCACAACCAAGCTTACGAATACGTCGCTTCGGTTCTCGCCAACCTGCGCATGGTCAGTCCGCGCAACTTCTTCAAACTCGTCGCAGCCGCCTGATCCTAAGAAAGGGAAACCATGTCCTACACGTTCGACCCCGGGTTCAGCCGCGGCCAAGTCCTTGGCACCGTCTGGAACCACCCCATCGAGAAGACCGACCCCGCCGTCACGGGACGGTCGCAGGTCTTCACGAAGAAGCAGTTCACCGACGTTCACGCCAAGACGGGTGCGGTTCTCTCCAACGAGATCGTCACCTGCGTGGCCGTGCCGAACGACACCGGCGCTCCGGTCCTCCCGGGGGCCAAGCTGGTCGTCAAGGGCTACGACGGCGTGGTGGACGAGTACCTCCCCGCCGCTGGCTGCCCGGACAAGGAAGTGTTCTGGCTCGTGATCGACGGCCCGACGCAGCAGCCGCTGGGCACCCGCGTCTCGCTGGGCGTGAAGGGCACGCCTACGCCCCGGCTCGTCATCGACGCGAACGGCGACGAAGTCCCCGAGCCGTCCGGTAACCCCGATCAGTCCGGTACGACCGATCCGGTCGATCCCGCGCCGCCCGGTACGACCGATCCGGTCGATCCCGCGCCGTCCGTTGACCCGTAGTGATCCCTGTCAGAAGGAGTCTGCCATGCGTGGTTTCGTCTTTGCGCTGATCGCTCTCGTCGCCTTCCCGGTCGTGGCCGAGGAAGCCGCCAAGAACGCACGCGAACTGGGCGAGCAGGTGCATGTGATCAAGAAGAAGGCCCGCGCCGAAAAGGCTTCGGCCTATCGGAAGTTCAAGGCCAAGAAACTGGACGCCCGGTCCAAGGCGTGGACGGCGTCGGAAGAGGCTGCCAGCAAAGCGGGCAAGTGACCCCGGGGCGGTGGAGTGGCGCTGCCGGGCGGCTGGGGGAAACCTCGCCGCCCTTGGCGTAGATAGAGGACGGCCAGTGCCAAACATCAACCCTCTTCAAGACCTCCACACGTTCCATTCGGGACAGTCCCCGAGCCAGAGTAGTTCCCGCAGTGTGAACTACGACTACACGGGGCAGGCGCTCGCCAACAAGTACGGCGAGCAGCTGGGCAGCCTGCGGGCGTCCCACAACCAAGCCTTGATGGACGACCCCCTGTCGGCCAGAGCCACCGGCTCGCGCATCCGCGACCTCCAACGCTACCTGTCCGCGTACAAGCGCGGCGGCAACCTTCCCGATCAGGAAGTCATCCCGGGCGTCCGCATCGACTCGCAGACGGAGTCGAACAACACCGGGGAATCCCGCGGCCCATCGTTCCAGTTCCACGACCCCATGCGCATGCACCTGCAAGCACAAAAATGAGCAACTACTACTCCCAGTACCAGATGGCCTCCAACGCCCCGCACCGCGGTGGCCTTCTCTCCGCCTTGACCGCCAACGCCGATGCAGCTGCCGAGAGCCGCATCGCCGCCAACCGGGCTGCGCGGGCCGAGGCAGCTGGCAGTCAGGCCGGATCGGCCAGCCTCCAGAACTACTCCCGCGGCGCGTCCGACCATCTCTACGACGAGGCCACCCGACAGCAGGCTCGTTCCGACAGCGCCTCCGGCCAGCTGGAGACTATGGAAGGCTGGCGGCAGGCCGACCATGAGCGCGCCCTGCAAGCCGGTGCCAGCGACCAGCGGCAGTACGAAGCCGAGACGAAGCGCTATGTGTCCGACAACGACCTCCGCGCGCAGGCCGGGTGGGCTAATGCCATCAACGGCATGGGCGGCGGCGGTTCGTCGGGTGGCGGTCTGGCGTCCTCCGGGTCGCCGGGGATGCAGCTGTACGGTGCGAGCGGCCAGCGGATTGGCGGCACGCCGTTCTCGTCGTCGCTCCTGCGGAAATAGCCAGCGCGTGCTGGCAGCTTGGGGCCGACCCGACAGGGACGCCTGTTGGGTCGGTTTCTGTTGGAGGACAGATGGGCCAGATGAAGATTTGCGAGGACTGTGGCGGGGAGCGTGAGGACACTCCCATCAACTTCCCGGTGTTTCGGAAGCGCCGTCTGAAGTGTCTCTCTTGCGTGGTGAAGCGCCGTCGGATGGTGACCGAGCGCCGCAAGGAGCGCCGGGCGCGTGAGATGCAGCGCCTTGAGGACGACGCCGTTGACACCATGCTCGCCGGGGCTGCCCGCGGCGGCAGCGACATTCCCCACTCCGCGGAGTTGCTGGAGCAGGTGATGCACTGCTTCGGGGGTGTCAACGGGTTCTCGAACCTGCTGATGAAAAACTACTTCGACTGTGCCCCCGGTGGGCCGCAGCGCACAAAGATTCTTGAACTGATTACCAAGCTGGTGACCACCAACGCTTCGCAGGGCGGCTCGAAGAAGCCCTTGATGATGTGGAGCGAGGACGAGTTGAACGCCGAGTTGGACGCCCGACTCCAGCAGGCGGTGGAGCAGTTCCTGCCCCATCAGGCTGCTGCGGCTCTCCCGGTGGTCGAGGAGATATCCCTTGAAACCCCTGCCGAACATTCCGATACAGACCAGTAGCTTCACCAAGGAGCGACTGCGCGAACTACAGTCGGAACTCAACGAGCGCCGGATCGAGGCGCTTCGTCTCTACAAGCCGTCCCCGCAGCAGGAGAACGTCCATGCCTGCGCCGCCAGCGAAGTGCTGGTGTTGGGTGGAAATCGGTCGGGCAAATCGCTCTGCACATTCATTGAGGATGCTCGCGCCGCCACGGGGCAAGACCCGCACAAGAAGTACCCGGAGAAGGACGGCCTGCTGGTGATCGTCGGCAGGAACTGGTCACACATTGGTCTGGTGTGCGTGCCGTACCTCCTGCGTGCCGGGGCGTTCAAGATCATCCGCGACAAGAAGACCAAGCAGTGGCGGGCGTTTGATCCCGCGCAGGACGCCGACCGCGCAAGCGAGACGAAGCCAGCCCCCCCGCTGATCCCGCCGCGGTTCATCAAGTCGATCAGCTGGGTGCTAAAGTCAGCTGGCTACTGCAACAACATCGAACTGCACAACGGCTGGCGGATTCAGTTCTTCTCAGCGGAGTCTGATCCTCCGCAGGGGTTCGCCGCCTCACGGGTGCATTTCGACGAGGACGTAGGGAACGACGCATGGCTGCCGGAAATGCAGGCCCGTCTTGCAGACCGCAAGGGGAAGCTGTGCTTCAGTGCCATGCCGCACTCGAAGTCCGAGACGTTGCTGGGCCTGTCGGAGCGTGCCGACCGGGCCGCGGAGTCTGGCGAGCCGAATCCGATCATCAAGAAGTTCACTCTCAGGTTTCTCGATAACGACCATATCGATGCGGAAGAAAAGGCCAAGGCCATCGCCCGTTGGTCTGCGCAGGGAGAGGATGTTCTGCGGATGCGGGCCGAAGGTGAGTTTGTCACCGACAGCGTCCTCGTCTACCCGGGTTTCACGATGGCGGTCCACGGCATGTACCGCAAAGACCTGCCGAACGGTGCCAGCGTACCCGCCGAATGGACACGTTACGCGGCCATAGACCCGGGCCACGCCGTCACTGCCGTGCTGTTTATGGCGGTCCCCCCGGATTCTCAGACCCTCCTGATCTACGACGAACTGTACCTGCGGGGGTGCAACGCCGTCATGTTCGGGGAGAAGTTCGCAGCTGCCGTAAAGGGCCAGAATTTCCACCAGTTCATCATCGACATGCGGGGTGGCAGGCTGCGGGACATCGGCTCCGGGCGTCAGGTCGTGGAGCAGTACGTCGTCGAGATGCGCAAGCACGGCGTCCGGTCGCTCACGACCGGGTCCGGGTTCATGGCCGGGTGTGACGACATCGAGGCCAGAACTGGCGCGGTGCGGACAGCAATGCACATCCGCCCCAACGGCACCCCGAAGCTGCGTGTGCTGCGGGACAGCTGCCCCAATCTGGAGCGGGAACTCAAACGCTACCGGAAGAAGGTGACGTTCGTGAACGGGCTGTCGATGGTGACCGACACGCCGAACACGAAGGGCGAGGTGCATGCATGCCAGTGCATGGAGTACTTGGTCGCCTCCGAGCCGAAGTACGTTGCCGAACGAAAACAGCCCGATGATATGGCGACACCACAGTGGATAATCAAATACATGGAGCGCAAGGCACGCTCCACCCAAAGTAACAGCATCTACTTGGGACCGCAGTCTGATCTCTCGACGCGCGAAATGGAGGCAGGTAATGGAATCGCAGAATGGGTCTGAATTCACGCCCCCGGCTGTTGAACTGGGGGACAAGGTTCTGTGGTTCGACAACCCGCTCAACCCGCAAGACCCGCGGATGGGATGGGTCAGCCGCCGCCCCGGCGCGAAGACGGTCTTCATCCTGACCTTCAGCGAGCAGCAGGGGTTCATCGAGAAGCCCAGCGTGCGCCACGCCGACGACCCCGGCTTGCAGGAAAGCGCCCCGTGGCGGCAGTGGGGCTGTTGGAAGGAACACCCCGAGACGGCGCTCCTAAAGAAGGTAGAGGGTCTTCTGCCCCAGCTGGTCGCCCTCCTCGCCCGCCAGAAGCGCGGCGAATAGCCGCCCCGCGTCGTCTCCGGCCCATAAAGCCGGTAGAGGAGACTGTCGATGGCAGAAGACATCGGTGAGGACAGCGGCAAGGCTATAGACACTTCGCCCCCCAAGCAGGCGAAGCTGCCTACGGACTCGCCGCTGCGGCCCATCGCAGCCAGCTGGCTCAAGAAGATCGCCGCCGCCAAGCGGGCCAAGACGGCCTTCGACTCTGACGCCCGGGAGGCGATGTACTTCTTCGACGGCGGAGCCAAGTGGTTCTTCGAGAACTCGAACCGCGGGCTGAACCTCATGTCCCGCCCGGCACCGGCCCCGGCGTTTCGTATCGTCGTGAACCGTGTGTTCGAGGCGGTCAAGCTGCTGGGGGCAGTCCTCTACAACCGCAATCCGGTGCGGACGGTCACGCCCCGGAGGTTCCCATCCATCTCCCCGGAGATGCTGGGGATCGACATGAGCCAAGTGGCGATGGACCCAATGACGGGCCAGATGATGCCACCGCCCGCCATGCAGATGTTCACGCAGACGGAGCAAGCGGTTGCCCTCGAAGACGAGAAGCGCCGGATGCAGGCCAAGCTGCTGGAGGCGTACCTCAACTGGACGCCCCTTGAGAACAACCTCAAGGCGCACGCGCGGAAGGGCATCGACGAGGCGATCATCAAGGGTGCTGGCGTCCTCTGGACGGAGGCGGTCGAGTACCCCAACGTGCCGCCAGCCGAGCCGACGATGGTTGTCGGATCGTTCATGGACAGCATCGACAACCTGCTTCTCGACCCGGACGCGCAGGTGATCGACGAGATCACTTGGTGCGCCAAGCGGTGCGTCCTGCCCATCGATCAGGTGGCGCGGATGTACGGACTCTCCCGCGACGACCTCAAGCCAAACCTCGAAAGCTACGACTCCGCCAGCCGTCAGAACGAGGATCGCTCGCTGGGCACCCCGAAGAAGCGCACCGGCAAGACCAACGACCTGATCACCTTCTATAAGATTTGGAGCAAGACCGGATTCGGGGACCGGCTGAAGGACGCCAAGAAGGAAGACCGCGGCGTGTTTGATCCCCTTGGGGATTACGCCTACCTCGTGGTGGCAGAGGGCGTCGAGTACCCCTTGAACGTCCCGCCCGAGAGCCTCAAGGAACAGACGGACGAAGACGGCCTGCCGCAGTCGCTGCGCACACGGGCGTCGTGGCCGATCCCGCTGTGGGCCGATCAGGGCGGCTGGCCGTTCGAGATGCTCGCCTTCCATCCGAAGCCCAACAGCCTGTGGCCCATCAGCCACATCAAGCCGGGCATCGGTGAACTCCGCTTCATCAACTTCGCGCTGTCGTTCCTTGCCACCCGCATCGGCGTCAGCTGCGAAACCATCGTCGGCGTGAGCAAGGCCGCGGATCAGGACATCAAAGACCAGCTGCTGGCTCCCAGCGAGCAGGGGTTCAAGATCGTCGAGATCAGCGAGGCGCTGGGGAAGTCGGTGAACGAGATCGTCAGCGTCTTCAACATGCCGCAGGTGAACCGGGACATTTGGGAGATCATCGCCGCGGTCACCGACATGTTCGACAAGCGCGTCGGACTCACCGAGTTGGTCTACGGGCAAACCAGAAATCAGCTGCGCAGTGCCAGCGAAGCGCAGGTGAAGCAAGACAACATGTCGATACGCCCGGATGACATGAGCAACGCGGTCGAGGATTGGATGAGTGCCTGCGCACGCAAGGAAGCGATGGCGGCTCGCTGGCTGCTCCAAGCCCGCGATGTAGCCCCGGTCCTTGGTCCGCTTGGGGCCGAGGCTTGGAACATGCACCTCAACGCAGCTGGCGGCGACCAGATGGGGTCCGTTGCACGCGAGTTCGACTACCGCATCGAGTCTGGGAGTGCGCGGAAGCCCAACAAGATGTACCGGCAGGAGCAGATGCAGAACGCTCTGCAAGTCCTTGGCCCCGTGTTGCAGGGTCTGATCCCGATGGGGATTGTCGATCCCTACAACGCGCTGCTCTCTGATTGGGCCGACTCGCTCGATCTCGACGCCACGCCATACCTACTGCCTCCCCCTCCTCCTCCTCCACCCCCTGCCGCTGCCCCCGGCCCCGACGGTCCTCCTCCACCTGCGGGCGATCCTGCGAGTGGCGCGGCAGGGGGTCCACCTCTCCCCGCCTGATCCTGCGAGAGCAATGATCGCGCTGCACCCACAGCTGCTGGCGAAGAGGCTGCGCGCTGCCGAGCGCGAGCGGGAGCGTTACCACGCCAACCCGGAGGAGCAGCGTGACCGCAAAAGGCGGCGATACCACGAAAGCGCCGATGCTCGACGGATGCAGCGGTGCAAGGCGCTTCGTCGCCTCTACGGCGTGACGATGGAGCAGTACGAAGAGATCGTGCGGCGGCAGGGTGGTGTCTGCGCCATCTGCGGCGGCGTCGATTCGGGCAAGGCGTTGAGCGTCGATCACTGCCACGCCACCGGGCGGATTCGCGGAGCCTGCTGCGATCTCTGCAACCGTGCGCTGGGCCAGATGCACGACAACCCAACTCTCTTGCGGCGGGCGGCAGATTATCTCGAACGGAACGGCGGGCACTTGGCTGGCATCCTTAAGGAGGGGTCTTATGAACGCAAACGATCCGGCGTGGGAAGAGATTCGCGAAGCAATCGCGGACGCCAACCCCGACGCGCTGCTGGCTGACGGTCTGGAGGGTGGCCTGATCGGCTACGTCGTCAACCACCACCACGCCAGCGTGGCCGTCTACGACATAGACAAGTGCATTGAAATCTTGGTCAACCGAGATGGCATGACCCACGAGGGCGCCGAGGAGTTTCTGGAGTTCAACACGCTTGGGGCGTATGTGGGCGAGAACGGCCCGCTGTTCATCAAGCGTCTCACCCCGCCGGAGGAAGCATGACACTGGTGATACCCGAGGAGGTTCGGCGGCTGGGAGCCGAGGCCGCAGTGGTGTACTCGAACAGCATTCGGGCTGGTGGCACGCCAGCGTTCGCCCTGATGTGCGCCACGCAGACCCCTCCCGGCACGCAGGGGACAGACCGGACCCTGATGGAGGGGCGTTACGGCGGCGCGCACATGGACGCCCTGCCGGAACGTCAGGCTGCGTGGATGCTCCGCGAGGCCAAGGCGGCTGGGATCAGCACAAAGGGGAAGGTGTACCACGGCGGAATCGCTGATTCCCGCGGCCACCGTGATCCCGAGGCGTGGATCGATTCGGCAGCTGACATCGTCCGGGTCGCCAAGAAGCGTCGGCTGGAGGTGCGTGGTGCGGTGAATTACACGCCCCCGGAGCCAGCTGCCCCGCCCAAGAGCGTGGACATCAACCCCAAGCTGCTGGCCCAGCTGACGCGGCGGGAGATGGCCGAGAACCCGGGGCTGAAGAAGCAGGATGCCATCGAGCGCGTGAAGGACCGCCACGTTCCCCACTGGAAACGCAAGCCCCGCTAAACCTGCCGGTAATGCACCCCCGAAGGCCATAAACCGGGTGAAGGCTCAACCGTACTGGGAGGACTGCCGTGGCAAAAATCGAGCGCAATTCCGGGTGCTTCCCGGTCAAGATCACATCCGATCCTGCGACTTCGCAGGTGATCCCGTTTGCGGCTGCCGCTGCGGCGATCTTCATCTGCACCGACGGTGGCGGGCAGGTCGAGTGGCATGTGGTCGCCAAGTCCGGTGACGACCCGGTCCCGCTGCTCGACCACAAGAACGCTCCGGTGGTCAGCGACGTTGCCGCTGGCAGCGCCGTCGAACTGCCGCCCGCCGTGTTCGCCGCCAGCTTCCTTGTGGGGTTGGGGACTGACTGCGAGGGAATCCTTTGCGTGAGCGGGTGACATGCCCCACTCCCAAATCACCCTCGTCAACACAGAGGACTCGTCTGGGCCACCCGGCCCGCCGCCGACACCCAAGACTTACCGGATTCTTCAAGAGGACGACGCACTGATCCTTGCCGAGAACGGCAACCCGCTGCGCAAAGAGCAGAACACCTAAATGCCCGACCAGAAAATATCCGCTCTCCCTGCCGGTGCAGTCACCGCCGCAAGCATCCTGCCTGCGGTCAATGGCGGCGTCACGCAGAAGGTCACGGTCCAGCAGCTGCTCGACATCGTCGGGACGGTCGAAGGCCCGGCTGGCCCGGCTGGAGCGGCTGGCCCAGCTGGAGCGGACGGACAAGCTGGTGCCGATGGGCCTGCGGGTGCTGACGGCCCAGCTGGCCCAGCGGGCGCTGACGGCCCCCCGGGCGCGGATGGCCCGGCTGGCGTGGACGGCGAGTCGGTCACTGTCTTCGAGCAGGACACGACCCCGACCGCACTGCGCACGGGCGACCTGTGGCTTGAGCCTGTCACCGCATCGGCTGCTGGCAAGGGTGGCCTGACGCTTGCGGAGGTTGAGGCGGTTGTCGCTGACAGCCTCTCGAAGCTGCCGACGGGGACCACTGGCGGTCTGACCTCCGCCGAGGTTCAAGACATCGTTGATGCGGCCATCGCCAAGCTGCCGCAGCCAGAGCCTGTCGTTGCTCCTCTGGGATGGCAGAAACTCACTGGGGCGACTGCATTTGGCGTGACAGTCAACGCATTTGCCAGAGCCTTCGGTGGGTCGATCCACATTCGCGGCACATACACTGCCCAGTTTGGCTTTCTCCCGGCCCAGAAGATTGCCGACCTGCCAGCCGGTGTGCCGCGCCCTGCCTTTGACTACACGGTGTTGGTCTTTGGAACCGAGGACGGATCAACGGCTCCGCTTCCCGGCAAGTTGACCATCAAGACCAACGGCGAGTTGGCTCTGGACGCGCCGAACTGCAACACGGTCGTCTTCGACGGCATTTCAATCCCGGTGGAATAATGGCAGACGCCCTCAAACTAAGCGTATGGGACGGCAGCAAGTGGACGCCCGTTGCTGTTGGCGGCGGCGCGGCCCCCGACCTGCACATCGTGTCGGACGTTGAGCCGCCTCCCCCGGCGGAGATTGGCACGCTGTGGATCGATCCCACCGGCACCCCAGCTGGTGGTGCTGTCGGTTCGTTCGATGCGTCCACCCCGATCACCTACGACTCGCCGGAGATTGTGTCGCAGACGAACGGCGATCCAATCGGCCTGTCTCCAGACGGCCTGACGTTCCACCAGCCGCTCATCGTTGCGGCCATCCCCGTGGTTGTGAACGGCAAGCGATATCTCCTTCCACTCTGCGAGGAGTAGGCAATGCCCGCACCAGATCGAACCCCTCCCGCACAGCCGTACTCCCTTGCGATCAACCCGCTTCGGGGCATCGTGGGCTACTACTCCGCGGAAGAGACTGATGCCCTGCTGGCCGATATCCCGTCGGGCGCCGCGGGCGACCTCTCCGGGTACGCCAAGTCCGAAGACCTGCCCGCTGTCTATGAGCAGGCTGCGGAGCCTGTTGGCAAGGACGGCGACCTGTGGCTTGGCCCGGAGGTCGTTCCCGATGCCGCCCCCGTCACGCAGCCGTCGGTTGAAGTCCAGCCGCAAGCGAAGTCGATGACCGAGCCAGAGGTTCGGGAGATCGTCCGCACAATGATCGCTGGTGGGAAAACTCCACCACCCGACTTCGATTGGACGCCTCTCGTGTCCCGGCAGGGGTCGGGCGTGATCGAAGCCAAGCAAACCAACGGTGTCCTCCTTCTCAGAGGCGAACTGGTTTTCACCTACTCGTCCCCGGGCACCTACACGACCGTCCGCACTCTCCCCGCCAGCTTGCCGAAGCCGCTGGTGGATTGCAGCGCGGTGGTCACCGGCAAGGAAAACAAAGTCGCCTTTCGGTTTGTGTCGGTCACCCTGACCACTTCTGGTGACCTCAACGTGGTGGCGAGTGGCGGCAAGTTCACTCATGTCACATTCGACGGGATGATCGCCTATGTGTGCTAAACAGCTTTACGTCAAGTCAAACGGTCAGTGGGTTGCTGCTCTTGGCGGCGGCTCTGCGGACACTGCTGGACTCGCGACAGAGCAGTTCGTCACCGACGCTATTGCGGCCATCCCGGCAACGGACCTGACGGGTCTGGCTACCCTCACTGACTTGAACGACGCTCTGGCTACGATCCCAGAGTCGGCCATTACCCTCCATGAGGGTGCGGTTCCTGACGCTGGGGCCGAAACGCCCAGTGCGCTGGACGATGCCTTTTCTGTTCTGTCTGACGGCCTGCACTACTTCAAGGGCGTTGGCACCCTTGTGTCCATCACACGGCAGCAATACCAGACCACGATCACGCTCACCGGCCAATTGAGTTCCTTCGCCAAGATCGTCAAGTCGGAAGCGGGTCTGCCCACTCCCCAAAATCCGTCCATGATCGTCATGCAGACGGCTGAAGGCCAATG